GCCTTGTGGTATAGCTGTAAGTACGTTACCTTCGTAGTTAACAACTTGAAAGGGTGCTTCATTTAATTGTATTGTTTTTACAAAGTCTAGAGCTTTCATCGGCTGGTCCTATTCAATGCTGCTACACGCTTACTTGCAGGGTTTACTCGTTTTGTGCGTTGTGCTTTTCGTGTCATACGCTTACCAAGTCTTGCTTTGGTAAGTTTCAGTTTGTTACGTTTTTTGATATCTGGTGCTGCAAAACACTGTGCAGGTTTACTTACAATACGACTTTTACGTTTACCACTGGTGCAGCGAAACTTACGGACTACTTTTCCCCCACGCTTGGCCCAAGCCATACCTTCTTCGAGATCAAACTCAATCTCGTCATACTGGGGAATAATGCTTTCGTTTGTAATATCTTTAAAACGCATATAGTATTTAGCGTTTTTATTAGGCTAGACTTCTAAAGATGTAAATGACAAGAGCACCTACTGCTACAGTGAGTCCGCCAATTATGCCTGTTGACCAACTCATAATTTGACGGTTGCGACTTTGGTCCATCTTGGTAATAGTGTTGGAGATGTGATTGAGCGTCTTATCCTGCTTGTCAAGACGTTCACTCACCGCATCTAGTTTGTCGTGCAGTGCTTTATACCTTTCAGAGCACAACTCTACGTGTGCTTCTAAACTTTCTTTTTCAATGTCTGCCATTGATCTCGTTCTCACCAACTCTTGGGCGATGCTTGAATGGAGTGCCTTGTGTATGCCTAATTTGTGCCTAAATTTGTGTGCCTATAATAATCGAAGCATCTTATAATGTATTTACCTATTTTACGTTTTCTTGTATTAATAGTATATTACGATCTTCTTGTCGCACACTGAATACAGCAGGGTCTAACACACAATTTTCATCTAGTCCACTAATAATAGGAATATCCTGTAGTACCTCTTCTAATAGACTTGCATCGCCGTGAGGACCACCTAATGTTTGTTCACGTTCAATTCCAAAACGCCAAGTCCACATTTTGAGATCGCTTATCATCTCTTGTGTAAAGTCGTGTCTGTCTCCAAACGTAACACCAATATCTTTGAATCTACTATGCACCGCTGCAAATGTTCTTAGATTAGGAGGACCTAAACCCCATGGCTGAGTAAGCATACCTATGCATTGCTGTAGTGTTTCAAAGTTACGCTGTTGATTACGTGTCTTTCCTGAACCTCTGATATCGCCAGTTTCTGTTATATCAACTAGTGTAAGCGCATACCATGTTTCTTTATAACTATCAAGCATGTAGAGGATCCTCATCTCTGAGCCAAGTACCAAGTTCAACTAGTTGTGCTTGACCTTTACACTCTATACAATCAACACTATTATACGACATAAACTTAAGACATTGCAATCTGTTTGTGCCCATGTACACTCCCCAGATCATATCATCTTCGTTTACTACTGGAGGATTTATATGAGGCCACATTTCATGTGCGCCTTTGCGTTTAAAGAAACTTGTGTTCCACCAGTCCAGTGAGCACTTGTAGTACAATAAAGGATACCACAAGCCATCATCCATTATACGAGGCAGGTCACGCCAATACCATCGGTTGTCCGCATGCCAACTCATTGGACTTAGTTTATTGATATCCACTCTATGTATGCTAGAATGATCCTGCCACACGCTCGAACAATGCTTCATAATAGTAATTATAAAGAATAAAAAAGGGCGATGTAAAAACACCGCCCTTTGATAAAGTATAAGACTAAGTCTTAGATGTTTGTAAAGTATGCAACAACTGCTGCTGTTACGCCTGTTGAGCCTTCACCGAAGTTTGCACCTGCTTCTGGAGCAGGGCCTTCTGAAAGTACATGTACCACGTCTGAAGCACCAGCATTAAAGCCACCTGTTGTGTCGTCGCCAACACCGATAACTGTTGCTGTCTTCTGGATGAACTGGATAGCTGCATCGAGCTCGTCCTGTGTCATGTTGGTCTTTGAGAGACTTGTTAGGGCTACCTGACGGTCACCACTGTATGTTTGTGCGTTACGAACGCCTACACTTAGATCAGCCATTTAACTGTTTCCTTTTCTGTTATTATACTAGCTCGAAGCCAGGATCTGTTACATCGCTGGTTGAGCAGTCGAGGTTATTGGAACCAGCAGCACTTAGGGTGCGAACTGCTGTCTGTAGTGTTGATGCTGTATAAGCACCTGCTGGATAGATAGCAACTGAGATCTGACCAGTTGTGTCACCCTCAACCTGATACATCTCAATATTGCCTAGTAGAGCAATGTGACGTAGAATTGCTTCTACACCTTCGCCTGCGTCTAGTTCGTTACGTAGGTCTTCAACGTTACCTGAAACGTCCTTAACGATGATCTTGAAAAAGTCCATCTGTGGGCCATTTAGGATAACTGTTTCGTCTGCTGAAATAGCACCGCTGCCTGTTGCGCTGCGGTCATTATGTACGACGCCAAATGCGGAGCCGTTTACGCGAGTAATCTCTGCCATTTTTTTTCTCCAATGCACGAAAAATCTAATACGTGCTTGCAGTTATTTATCTAGTTTAGGAAGTTTGATTGCCCTAATTTCCATCCACCATATGCGATTGCGGCGGTTTTAAGGGCTGTTTTAGCAATGCTACCTTTAGGTTTACTAGGAATAGCACCTGCTGCTACGGCAGTTTTACTATAAGGTTTGAATACATCGCTACGGAATTGGCCATCGTGTCTAAAGGTATTAATCATACGCTGTGTAACTACGGTTCTTTCGCCTGGTGTAGATTTTGCATAATCAGCCATTACACGTCTGGCACGGCCTAGTAATCCACCTTTGATACCTAGATTCTTTTGCATTTGCATTAAGAAGGTTCTATCCTGCCCAGGTACATAGTTATTGTTAATAATGTTTCTAAGATAACGTTTGAAAGCAAGTTCATCAAAACGTCCAGGTAATCCATCTACCTTACCGCTAAACTTGCTTGGATTGTTTACAATACTTGCTAGGTTGTGCAAGTCCGTAGCACCTGTGCGTACATTTGTAAAGTTCATATACTTTAAGGTTTCTTTTGCATACTTTTGTGCCCACGCAGGATTTTCAAAACGCATCTGCTGTAGTACTAGAAGATGCTCAAAAAAAGTCTCACTGATATTATCACCGCTACGCCCAATAGCGTCTCTGGGTGTTCTAATGTAACGTGCTTCAGTAAGCTCTTCTTTTAGAAAATCAAATGCCATTAGTCTGGAAACCTCATGTTTTGTAATCTTCTAAATTTTTCTGGTTGAGTAAGTTCACGTTTTTTTGGTGCTGCACTTGGTGATGCACTTGTTGCTGGTTTAGATGTATCAAACTCGCCTTTTTGATTACCGCCTGAGATCGCTTTAGCAATATCACTTCCAGTCTTGCCAATTGAGCGTACAGCCGCCCCGGTTCTTTCGCCTGCTTTACTAACTGGATCATCGGATACTGCAATATCAATTCCTGCTTCAATCCCTTTTCCGATTGCAGGACCATACACTGCACCAGCTGCCGCTCCTTTTGCTAGCTTGCGACCGGTCCATGATGGCTCGTTTGCTCTAGCCGTTTTAGTGGCTAATTTATCTTGAAGTTTATCAATCTTAGGTTGAATTTTAGCAGCTTTTGCATCTTTACCTTTACCTACAAGTTTTTCTTGTTTTTTTACATTTCGAGCAAGAGCGCCTGCTGCTCTACGTGCGCCTATTTTAGCTGCTGCTTTTCCTGCACTTCCTATTAAACCTACACCGGTTGCACCTAGGGCTGCGTCGGCACCAAGTTCTAGCCATGCGCTTTTTGGCCAGTTACGGGGATTCCAACCATATTGATCAGCTAATGCTGCATAGCTTAATGCGCCGCCAGCAAGGGCGCCAACTGGCCCAATCTCATCAAGTTTAGTTCTATCTTCTGTTATCTGTTCACTTAGTGTTTTTTGTGTAAGTTCTGTAATTTTCATCTTACCATTCCTTGGGTAGCATAAAGTTTGCACGATTAAACTCTAGTCTATCATTAAACTTAACTGCGCCCCCTTCGTGGCCAATAGCGACATATCCTTCTGGATTTGTAACTTGATATCCGTCAGGTGTTTTAAGGAATGTTCCAATTCCTTGTATTGTATTTAGTTTTGCAATGGTTTTCAACTTTACATCAATCAACTTGCTGTAAATGTCAAACATTGCATACAGCGTACCCACGTTGTCTTTAATAAACTGATTGGTTTGTTTTAGTTTTTCTAACTTTGCTTGGCCTGCTTTACCTTCGGGACCAGTTTTTAGTTTAGCAACTTCTTTATCAATGCGTTCCTTATAAAACACTAAGAAGTCTTGTACAAACGCTTTAGGATCACCAACTCCTTGATTGTCGCGAACACGTTGATTCATAAACATGTTAAACATGGGGCCTAGGTCCTGATCTGTTCTAAACTTATCAAAGTTTGCTTTATCTATTCCACTTAGCCTTTTGCTTATTGCTGTAAGGTCTCGTGCAAGATCAGCGTTCTCTTGGTCTGTTAGTGTAGCACTGCCTGTTACATCTGTGTAATAAGCATCCTCTACCCATACATCAGCGACATCATTTAGGCCGCTAATATCAGCGCCAAAACTAGCCTGCATCTCTGGAATACTTGCACCTTCATATGTTGTATGAAATACTATACCTAGTTTAGCTCTACTGATACGTTTTGCTAGATCGCTATCTGCGGCTACTGCATATGTAATAGTATTAGGACGGAAACTTAGATATCTTTCACCATCAATTTCAACTTCTTCTGGTGGACGCTCAGGAGAAAACAACAAGTCTCCTTGTAACACGTTTTTGATTCCTAGTTTTTTAAGATTTGCAAATGCATATCTTAGTATTCCATGTATTGGGTGGCCTTTGAAGTATTCATCGAGACTCTTTTTGTCTTTGACTAATTTGGGAGACTTAGCAAATACATTCTTTGCACCAACGAAAAACTTACCATCTTCTGGATCAATGCCAGCAATAATAGCTGGTGCTCCGTCCCACTTGACTGTGACTTTTTGTTTGCCGCCGCCTTGTGCTAGCATGTCACGTACACCGTTTACATACTGTAGAGCACTTACTACGCCATCATAACCTTGATCTAGTACTAGATCTTCTAAGTGAGTCATATGTACGTTTTTGCCTTCTTTGCCTTCACTAATACTTTCTTGTGGACCACCTTTTTCTAAACTATCCACTCTCTTTTCCAAGTCATTTAAACGTATGTCATCGCTGTCTAGTTCAATATCCTGTTCGTCGTTTTCTCTATCCAACCTATTAATGTTATTAATATTTGTCTGTTGACGAGCGGTATCTTGCTGCATCATTCTAATAACAGCACTCAGTCTATCTCTTTCCATTGGAAATCTAACCATTGCCTTACGAACAATAGGACGTAGGTCTGGACTGATATCATCTAGGTTTAAATCACTAGCTCTTATACTTTTTTGGTCTTTCTCTTGTGCTTCACTAAATCGATCATTAAAAACACGTTGTATTAGACTTCTAGTATCTGGTGCGGAAAAGTTTGCTGGAACCTTGCCTACCATCTTCTCATAATACTTTTTAGCAATTAGGTCAGTTAACCATTTTTCTATATTTTCTCTGCTAAGTTCGCCTGTATATGATGCATCAAAACTAGCGGGTGTAAAGAACGCATTGGCCCAATCAGTGAGTTCTGGACGAGGGTCTATACCTTGTTGCTCTGCCTTAGCAACCTCAAGTTCAACTTCTTTCATTGCGCCTTTGACCATTTTAGGCATACGCTGCTTTACTATCTTCTCATATTCGCGCATTGCTGTTTGTATCTGTTTACTACCAATACCGGTTGTTTGTTGTGCTGGTGCTGGTTGTTCAGGCTGTGTGGGTTGCTCAGGTTGCGCCGGCTGTTGTGCTTGTGCTGGCTTACTAGAACCTGCTGGTACTCTTACCTTAGGCTTTTCCCAACCTAACTTTTTTGCTAATGCTGCGTAGTTTGGATTTTTAGGGCCAATACCACCAATGAGTTCGCCCCATTCTTCTTTAACTATATCACTCAGTTTCATTATCTCGAGCTCTTTTAATGCCTCTTCTGAAACGATTAACATCCTGATGACGGATACTATTAATTAACCTACGCTCAAGATCACCAGCAGTCTCACTATCATAGTGACGATGTAATTCTTCAAATAGATTAATAGCACTTTGGATAATGCTTTCACCTGTACGTTCTAGTACATGCTTACGGTCGTGTGAATAAGAAACACGATTTAATTCTTCTAGTAGGCTTCTAGTATTCTTTTTCATAGTCGTTCCAGAGCTTTAGTTATATTTATCGTATTATACAATCAAAAAAACTTAATATCAAGTTGCTAAAAACTAAATAAAACGTCATTTACTAATGACTTAGGCACAAAAACGAAAACTTTTAGGCATTTAGGCTAACAGAGGCAACATGAAATTACCAAAAGATGCGAAGGCTCAAATAGATAGGCTACTTGGCAGGTTCACAAGGCAAATACCAGAGGCTCCTGAGTACCAAGACAGACTCGTCGAAGAACTTGAGATTATACTCAAACTTCGCTTTACTGATTATTTCCTAACAATTTGCGACGTACTAGCTCTGACCGAGGACATTCCACATATGACTCGGGGTTCAGCAGGGTCTAGTCTTGTCTGTTATCTCCTAGGAATAACGGACGTTGATCCCATAAGGTGGCAGATACCTGTTGCCCGTTTCCTAAATCCTTTGAGGGATGATCTACCAGACGTAGACATAGACTTTCCGCATTGGCAACAGGCGACTGTGATGCAACGTATCTTCGCAAATTGGCCAGAACGTTCAGCAAGAATCAGTAACTATGTGCTATACAAGGAGCGCAGTGCACGTAGAGAAGCGGCACGCCGTCTAGGTGCGACTGGTAGACTTCCTCGTAATTTTCGTTATGAAGATTTAGACATAGACAAGGAAGAGGCCATGAGAATAGAACAAAAACTAATAGGCAAAAAACGCAGCATCAGCAAACACTGTGGTGGTGTTCTTGTATTTGACAGGAAACTACCCAAGAGTTTATTCAACAAAGACAATCAAATACTGTTAGACAAACGTGAAGTGGAAGACTTAGAACATCTTAAGATCGACATACTTGCTAACAGAGGACTAAGCCAACTTATTGAAATAGATCCTGATACACCACTAGAGGCATATCCAGAAGAGGACTTTGAGACAAGTCAGTTGTTATGCAGAGGCGATGTTATCGGTGTAACACAAGCAGAGTCTCCTGCAATGCGTAGACTGTTCCGTGCAATACAACCACAATCAAAAGCAGACTGTGTGTTTGCTACAGCACTAATACGTCCTGTTGCAACCACAGGCAGACAGAAAGCAAGTTTCTTCCAGGACTGGACAGAACAAAGACTAGAGGACACTATTGTATATGAGGATGATGCTATACGTAAGATTGCTCGACTCATAGGCTGCGACTTGTATGAAGCAGACATGTACAGACGTGCATTTGCTAAAAAGGATGAAGAACGTGTAATGGAGTTTATGAGTCGCATGGGTGAACATGAGGACAAAGAATCTATTATACAAGAACTATATGGACTGGGTAACTTTGGGCTGTGCCGTGCTCATGCTGTAAACTTGGGCAGACTTATTTGGGCACTTGCGTATCAAAAGGCACACAACCCTATGAAGTTTTGGCAGGCTGCACTCAAGCACTGTCAAGGATCATACAAGCGTTGGGTACACAAGCAGGAAGCAAAAACAGCAGGCTGGGATCTACGTGATCTTGGATTTGAGAATGGTATATGTGAGTCGCCTGTTACACAATACAAACGCAATGGCTATTGGACACAGCCGGAGTTTATGCCCAATATGTTTGTACAGGAAACCTATCTGGACCGTGTAAACTTTGCAGGGCTTGTAGCAAATGGGCGTGTATTCAAAGGTGCAGAGGGTAAGTATGTTACGTTTGTTACGCTAGGCGTGGGCAATAGTGATTACGTAGATGTAACTATCAAGAAACCCTTTGGCTATAGAGATCACGATGTTATTGTGGGCAGTGGTAAGATACGTATGACCAATGGCACACGCTATATTGACTGTTGGGAAGCAAAGGGCTATAGACTAGACAAGTACTTGTCCACATAATCTGCCAAATAATCTGCATAAGCAGCATGCCCTTTTTCATCAGGATGACCATGCCATCCATATTGATCATGATCCCAGGGTGTTAGATTATTATCTTGCATTATTTGGTGCAAACTATTTTCAAACATGTTTATAAATCTAGGTCTGGACTGTATTTGTTCGTATATTTTATTAGCAAATACAAAATCATTGTCAATGTCAAAGTTGAAACCTAAATTATGTATTATAAAATTTTTATTATTGTGGCTAAGATAATCATGTAGTTGAAGTAGATTAAACAGAACATTTACTTCCATATACTGCCAGTGAAATAATTGTTGTGTTTCTCTAGTAGCATCATTGATTTGAAAACTTCTAATACTATCCTCTTCTGACCATCTTTTGTATATATTGTCTGGATTATAGAAGTTGGGTACTTCGTCTGTAAAGTATTCCAGTCTTTGAACGACTCCCATGCCAATAATCATAAAGCTATCTTGTTCACATAGACTGTATCTAACGGCTGATCTTATAATTTCTGCAGGGCTTTTACAAGGAAATCCATAGTGTTCTAAATCCAAACTATATCGTTTGGCTAATATATGACCAGTTGTTATTTTTTGATTAGGTGGTAAAAAACAGCTATGACTATCCCCATCACAATATAAATTAGTCATTTTGCTTTAGACTCGCTAGCATATCTTTGAGCTTGCTACTCTGCACGTTTGCTGTAATCTTACCTACTTCATCATCACCTTCAACTTCGGGAGTTTTGTCTCCTGTTTTAAGTTGTTCGTAGATACTACTGCTCTGCTTCTTAAAGTTCTGATAGTCTTCATCCTCACCCAAGTCTCTGATACGCAGGCTTTCAATATCAAACTCCAAGTCTACCTTTTGTCCAACACCGCTACTACTACGTGTTTTCATTAGCTGTATTTGATAACGTCCACGTTCACGCATTGCTCTACTTGTAAAGATACCAAACACATTGTCTGCTGTATTGATCTTACTAATACCACCACTAATGTGCGAATGATCAAACTCAATTTCTTCAACTGCACTACGGTTCAACTGCGATGCTGTAACAAAGATTGTGTTGATTTCTCTAGCCAAGTTGCGTAGTTCTT